ACCGAACTCCATGAGGTAAACATCTGAGTCAAACAACACATGGTCGTTCACGGTGTCCTGAATAGCTGGTGTGCCTTCCGGTCTGGGGAACACGCCATCAACTTTGGTTTTGGCAGGATCAGTTGTACCCGCCTTGACCTGCAACATAGCAGTCGCGCCAATGAGCTTGCCCACGTTGAACCCCTTCAACTCGTCGGGGGTGAATGGTAGCCCGCGCCACTTCTCCAGATCGCCACGCAGTTTGGCCAACTCATGCAAACTGTTGTTGTAGAATTTAAACCCGGACATCAATCGACCGTCGTCCAGCTTCAACTCAGGAAACTCCCAGAAGATAATGAGCTGTTCTTTTTTGGTATCCTCACTACCCGGAAAACTAATTAGCTGTGTGCCGATATCTGTTACCGCATAACAGACGCCAGTATGGTTACCGACCGGCAACTGTTGGAAGTCACCTCCACCCTTGTCACTCGAAATTAAACTCATATCAATTGTCCTCTTTTTTTCTAATGGGATTGCAATTTATAGAAACTTATAATATTTTGCAAATCTTTCCAAAAAAGAATTTAACACGAGATGCAAACAAGGAATGAATAGATGTCACTAGATCTTAATTTACCCAAGGAAAAAGATATGTCAAAGCCGCTCACACGCGGCGAACTAATGAGAGAGTTTGAAGATTTTTTAAATAGCAATGGATTACAGGTAGACAAGAAGGGGCTGGTTACTGATGGCAGCATTGGTCGAGCCTACATAACCGATGGCAGTGGAGCCAAGCTGGTCGGGTGGTATCAGGTCTGGTTTGATCAGTCTATACCATTCGGTCGGTGCGGCGACTACCGGCTCAGTCACGACGATCCGATCGCCACTTGGAAACCAGATAATGAAGTACACCGCAAGCTTACTGATGAGGACCGGGAGCAGATAGCTGCGGCCAAGAGAAAGTATGAAGAAGAGAAGATGGCAGCTCAGGAGCAGTGTGCCATTAACAGCAACAGGATCTGGGACGCCGCTGAAGAATGTACAGCGCATCCATACCTAACCAAGAAGGCAGTTCAGTCTCACGGGTTGAGGGTGCATTCGGACGGCAGGTTAATTGTGCCGGTACTCAATGACAGCTTGAGGATTGTGGGACTACAGTACATAACCGACGACGGTGACAAGCGCTTCGAGAAGGACACAAACAAGTCCGGGCATTTCTACATGATAGGTGCTGACAAAATGTCAGACACAGATAAAATTTATTACTGCGAGGGATACGCTACGGCGGCGTCTGTTTTTACAGACATGCAATCGCCAGTGATCATCGCTTTTGATGCGTACAACCTCAGTCCGGTGTCCAAGACTTTCTTTGGCCACTTCAAGGACAAGACCCATGTCTTCATTGCGGACAATGACCCCAAGAGCAACACGGGCCAGACAGAGGCTGAGAAAGCCGCACAGCAGATCAAGAATGAGGGTGGGCAGACGCAGATACTGATGCCAGCCACTGGCGGTGACTACAACGATCACAAGCTGAGCGAAGATATGCTCCCGGTGATGAAGTCAGTCGAGGTTCCGACAGAGTTTGACTTTATGCGGAACAGCTCAGGGCGGGCGCTCAATACAAAGGACAATGTCAGGGGAGTCATGCTCACTGAGAAGATCACGGTCAACTACAACGTGATCAAAAAGAGGATGGAGATAGACATTCCCAACATGAAGTTCATTAGCGACATGAAGGAGGAAGCCAGCCTCATAGAAATCGAGGACCGCTGCATACAGATGGCGGTGCCACATACCCGTGTCAGGGACTACATCAAGATCCTAGCCAACGAATACAATCCGGTGAAGGAATGGATCTTCAGTAGGCCATGGGACGGTCAGAACCGATTACAGGAGTTCTTAGACACGATTACAGAGGAGAGGAACAAAGAACTGAAAGAGACATTGATGCGTAAGTGGTTAATCTCTTGCGTAGCAGCAGCGCTGGAACCGAATGGCGTCGCACTGGAGGGCATCCTAGTCCTGCAAGGCGCTCAGGGGTTAGGAAAGACCCTGTGGTTCAAAAAACTCGCTGATTACGAGCAAGGGTGGCTTCTGGAGGGTGCAACGCTCAATCCGACAGACAAGGATAGTGTGAAGCAAGCAGTAAGCCATTGGATTGTAGAACTGGGGGAACTTGAGTCGACCTTTAAGAAGGCCGATCTGGACATGCTGAAGGCATTCATAACCAAGAAAACGGATGAGATGCGTCTACCCTATGACAGGGCGGCGACGACCTACCAGAGGCGCACAGCGTTTTATGCGAGCGTGAATGCTAGGGAATTCCTCACTGATACGAGCGGAAATCGACGATTTTGGGCGATACCAGTGAAGGATATCAACATCAATCACAGCATAGATATGCAGCAATTATGGGCAGAGGTAGCAATGACTTTATATAAACCCGACGTTAAAAACTGGTTTCTCACCCCCGAAGAGCGGGCAGCTCTACAGGATCAGAACGAGTCCTTCAGGGCGCAAAGCAGCGTGGAGGATCTGATACTCAACTATGTGCGGTTTGACAGTACCAACTGCAAGCCAGTGCAGATGACCACGCTGTTACGGGATCTGGGGATTACGAACCCCCGGATGCCGGACATAAAGGATGCGAGCCGTGTGCTGGCAGAGCGGGGCATCGAGCCGCGCAAGTCAAATGGCAAGAAGGTCTATGATTTGGACTATGAGAAGCCCAAGAACATGGACACGGGCGGTTATGGCAATGACATGAACTATCCCAGCTTTTAACCATGGAATGGTTGCAGAAAGCAATACAACGACTCGTAGATTGGTTGGAACAACTTTTCGATGAGAAAGACAGGAAAAACAGGGTAGCAACAGGGTATACCGAAAACAAGGATACCCTGAGCTAAACCATTGATATATAACAGGAAAGGAGTAGAAGAGGGTATAGGGTATTGTTCTACTATATTTATATATATATATATATACTATATAGAGAGAGCGCACAGTACACTTTGGGTTTTTGAAGTCTCTAAGTGTTTCAAAGTAGCTGTACCCTGATGCCCTGTACCCTGATTGGCTACAAGGAGGCTAAATGTTTCATTCGGTTAAACCACGGCAGATCGCAGATAAACTCGTACACAAGATGACAGAGGCCGCGAGGGACGAGTACAACCTGCTGACTGAAAGCTTGACAGATCAAGAGCGCGACAGTATCAAGGATCTGGTATGGAGCCATGTGTGCAATCACTACGCTCGGAGATACAGGAAGCAGGAATGAACAAGTTTGTTTACAACAAGGATCTGGATTACGATGAGAACCTCCACCGTTGGTATATTGCAAATTGTGAAGAGCGTGAGTATCACGGTGATACACCCTACGGTTGGGAAGAAGCAAAGAAAGTGTTCAACAAGATAGCGAGACAAAATGGCTGGTCGTCCTAAGAAAGAAAAACCACAACTGGTTAGTGTGCCAGCTCACTTCGAGAAGGATGAAGAGAACAACCTGACCGAGATGCAAGCTGCATTTGTCTGGCACTACACCGAAGGCGCATGCGCTCAAACTGAAGCAGCAAGACGAGCAGGTTACGAGTTCCCAAGCTCAGCAGCTAACCGCATGCTCAATGGCAAGGACTATCCCAACGTAACCAAAGCGATCAGGATCAAGCAGGAAGAGCTGCGCGAGAAGTACAGCATTACTCCTGAGAAAACCGGGACGATGCTTTGGAAGATAGCCGAGACTAGTTTTGAAAGCGGACACTTCAATGCTGCGGTTTCAGCCATCAAAGAGCTGAATCAGCTCGCCGGTTTATCCATTAACCGATCGCAGAACCTCAACATCAACGCCAATGTCGACGCCATGAACCGTGACGACATCAAGGAAAGACTTGGCAAATTGCTGGGCGTTGATACAGACATATCTCAGAAGGACTTTTAGTCTTTCAAACATAGCGGAGGGCCGCGCCCCGCCGCCGGGGGCTGGAAATCCTCGGAAAATCCAAAAATTCGCGTAAGTTGTTGATTTTTAAGGGGAATTCCCTCTGCACAAGTGTGCAAACTCTTGCACAACGACACACGGCACTGTGCAGTGAGGTGACGTCAGGACCGCACAGGAGGCCGTAGGATCCCTATGGGGCGGCGTTTTCTGGTGGTTTGGGCTGATTTGACCCCCCTACACCCCCGCAGCGCTGAGCGGCCATGGCGGTAACGCTATAGCTGAGTTAAGCGCATTCAATATTCAAAAAAATACATGGGAAAAAGCCCGCCGGTCCTATTTGCTTGCAGGATAGAATCCGGCGGGAAGGTTGCCTAGGGGTCCGGCAACATCAGGACGTTTGAATTTAACCGTAAAAAGATTATTATCGCAAAAAATTTTTGGTAAAAAAAAATGGCCGACTCCAGAAACAAAGGCGCGGCGTTTGAAAGGGAGATTGTGCATCGCCTCAACGATTTTTTTGTAGATCAGGACATTATTTTTGATTGCAAACGCAACTTATCCCAGTATCAGACCAAAAATCTTACCGATATAGAGATTCCTTACCACGCTGTTGAGTGCAAATTCTACAAAGAGGGCTGGTGGTGGAAGGATGAGTGGTGGCAACAGGCGTGTGACTCCTGCGCCAACAAAATTCCTGTGCTGGTTTATAAATTTAACCGTAAAGGGGTACGGGTGTGTTTGCCTGTGTACGCTATTAACACTGATTTGGAAAAAAATAACGAATTAACGACCGTGTTGACCTTTGATGATTGGCTCAGCATACTCAAATTCAATTGGGACATATATGGCAGGTTAGGTTTCGATGCCGCAGCTTG